GTCCAGAGTCAACACAAATGCATTGGCTCTAATGGATGTGATTGTCGGTTCCCTGACCCGGGGAGCCCGGGGTAAGGGAGTTCTGGTCAAACCTGGGGCGACCTCTCAGCAACAGTTGCTTGAGAGGTATGCCACTTTTCTAGGCCTGACCAAAACCCCGCAGGGATGGAAGTTCATTGATGAACTTGTCTCAGGACCTGAGGCAGCCTATTTTACAAGAGGCTACCTCGAAGTCCTACTGGACTCGTCATCAAAGATAATGAACTTCCGTCTGGAGGATCAATTGATGATCTTTCGTACGGCGGCCAAGTGGCCGAAGGAGAAATTTATTAAATACGCCAAGTATGCAACAGCGTACCCAATGGCAAAATTTCTCCAGAACGATCTGCCGGACAGACCGGAGGGATTCGAAGGTAATCCCCTCTGGTCTGGTGCGATCAAACGTTTCCTCAAGACGCGAATTGTCGCTCGCTCACCCAAGAATTCCAGATTGTTCTTTGGAATCCTACAAGGGGTGAAGAGGGCCTGCATGCAGGTCCCTGAGGACTTCATCGTGGAAGCTATGGTCAAACATAGGAAGGCGCTTACAGAAGCGCCTCGGGGCATTGAGCCCACACCTATGGTTCCCTACTACCGCAAATTCTTTGAGCGATTTCACCACGTTGAACCGAAACTCCATGAAGCAACAACATCAGCTTCATTCGAGTCAGTTCGGTCCGAAGGTGGAGCTCGTGGCTGGATCCAAGGTGGCTTTATGCTACCAGAGGAAAGAAGCCAAGATTTTACGGAAGAGGGATTGATTTCCATGCATGAGACCCGACCGGGTAAGGTTCAGTCCGTTTACGGACCGATCCTAAGGTATGGTTTCGATGAGCTCATTGAAAGAGCTCTACGTGAACCAACCTCGGTACGAGTCTCGGCCATCCTAGAACCTCTGAAAGTCAGACTTATCACGAAGGGTAATACCCTTCGTTACTGGCTTTCGAGAGATTATCAGAAGCAGTTGTGGAGATATCTTCAGAAATATCCACAGTTCGCTCTGACAGGACGGCCTCTCATGGCATCAGACCTCCACGGTTTGGTAGAGCGTGAGAAGAAGCTCGGACTGTCTTTCGACAAGTGGGTCAGTGGCGACTATGCAGCCGCGACTGACACTCTTGATCTTAGACATACAAAGGCAGCTTTTGAGAGTAGTCTCAAGAGTCACCTTTCTATCGGTCCTAGCACCCTCAAGCCCAAATACCAAGAAGTCCTCCGAAGTGTTCTATACGAACAGGATATATTATATCCTGAGAACCTTCGGCGAAAATTCGGCGGCTTGGAGCCTGCGGCCCAAGAGACAGGTCAGCTAATGGGTTCTACCCTAAGCTTTCCTATCTTATGCACGATCAACTTATGTGCATACTGGGCCGCGCTCGAGGAACGGTTCGGAAGAAGATTCCGTATCCAGGACTTACCAGTCCTTGTGAACGGAGACGATATCCTCTTCCGATGCGATGATCAGCTTTATCAGATATGGCTTCGAAGGACCAAAGAAGTTGGTTTCGAGCTCAGTCTCGGTAAGAACTACGTTCACGCGAACTACCTTACGGTGAATTCACAACTCTACTTCCATGATAA